CGCCTAAAGTTCAGCGGGGCGTTGCTGAATTGGGACCCGAAGAATGGGTTGAAATCAGTGGTGAAAAAATCTCGAAACGATTGCCTGCAAAGGAGCCACCGGTTAAGATCAAGCTATCCAGTTATTACATGAATAACCGCAAAATATTTGTCAATTTTATCAATTCCTTTTTTGAAAGATACCGAGAAGAATTGGAAAGCGTGGAAAAGACGCTTACTTGCGATTCACTCAAGGGCGCCGACTCTTTTTCTTTATTGACGCATCAAAAAATTGTCAAGGATTATATGAATTTGTATACGCCGTATCGTGGTCTTTTGCTCTATCATAAATTGGGAACAGGCAAAACGTGCACGAGTATTGCCATTGCCGAGGGCATGAAAAATCACAAGCGTGTTATTATCATGACACCAAAATCCCTAAGGGACAATTATATGGAGGAGTTGAAAAAATGCGGAGACCTCATGTACAAGAAGAATCAATACTGGGAGCGAATTGATGACCCTTCAGCGTTTGAAACGTTGTCTAGCGTTCTAGGGCTGTCGATGGAGTATATTACTCGCAACAGGGGTGCATGGTTGGTGGATATTTCAAAACCACCAAACGTGCTATCCAGTAGCGATATGAAAAGTTTGGACGACCAACTAAACGAGATGATTCAAAACAAATATACCTTTATCAATTATAATGGTTTGCGCGCTACTCGTCTACAGGAGCTTACCAATGATTACGAGAAAAACCTTTTTGACAACAGCATCATTATTATAGACGAGGCACACAACTTTATTAGTCGCATAGTGAATAAATTGCAAAAGGAAAAAGCAGTCCCAGAAAACGCGCGAGGAGAGAAGGAAAGGTTACCGAAGGCAATGTCGTTGAAATTATACGAATACTTGTTGTCCGCCAAGGATGCGCGTATCGTCTTGCTTTCTGGCACGCCCGTCATCAACTACCCCAACGAAATTGGAATACTTTTCAACATATTACGAGGTTATATCAAGACTTGGGAAATTCCGCTCGAAGTGAAGACCACCAAAAAAATCACAGCGGAAACACTTCAAGAAGCCTTGCAAGGAGAGAAGATTCTTGACTTTTTGGATTATTCGCCCGCCAGTAAAAAATTGTTTATAACACGAAACCCACTTGGGTTTAAAAACAAAATCAAAGAGAGAACTGGATATCACGGCGTATCCAATCAAAAGAAGAACGACAAAGACGAGACCATTATTGAGACGGATTTTGTTAGCGACGACGCGTTTGAGCGCAAAGTCATAGGTATGTTGCAGAAGATGGATATTGATGTCAAAACTGCGGGGATAAAAATTCACAACTACAAAGCGTTGCCTGATAAATTGGACGAGTTTATATTGCGTTTCATCGATCCTGCAACCAAACAAATGAAGAATGCTGATGCGTTTAAAAGACGAATTCTTGGGCTTACCTCTTATTTCCGAAGCGCGCAAGAGAGTTTATTGCCACGCTACGAAAAGACGCCTGAATACTACCATGTTATTAAAATTCCCATGAGTAATTATCAGTTTCAAGTATATGAATCGGCGCGAAAAGCGGAGCGTAAAATGGAAAAAAGCTCCAAGTCAAAACAAGGTCAATTTGATAAGGATGGCATATATAAAGACCCCACCTCCACATATCGCATTTTCTCGCGTGCGTTTTGTAATTTTGTCATGCCAAATCCGCCTGGCAGACCCATGCCCGAACAAAATAAACAAGTTGGTGATAAAGCAGGCGAAAAAGCTGGCGCTGGTGAAAAAGAACCTGTATCCGAAATGGAAAACCTGCTAACCAAGGCAAAGAATGTGGAACTCGACCAAGATGTCAATGCAGATAATGAAGGCGAAATTGAAGGCGATGAAGCCATTAATGCGGTTGCAGATGCGACCTATTTGGACCGATTGAACTCTGCAATTGAAGAGGTTAGAAGAAACGCTGCTGAATTCTTGAACAAAACCGCGTTAGAAACGTATAGCCCGAAATTCTTAGCCATGTTGGATAATATACAAGATCCCGCATATCCTGGGTTGCATTTGGTATATAGTCAGTTCCGCACACTCGAAGGCATTGGATTGTTTTCCATGGTTCTTGAACAAAATGGGTTTGTCCGCTTTCGCTTGAAAAAGACCACATCTGGCGGATGGGAACTTGATATCAAAGAAGAAGACCTTGGTAAACCGACCTTTGCGCTTTACACCGGCACGGAATCCGACGAAGAAAAGAAAATTGTCTTGAAAATATACAATGGATTCTGGGACGATATTCCAACAAGTATTGCAACGCAACTTCGTAAGATGGCGCTCAATAATAATTTGGGCGAGATTATCAAGGTATTTATGATTACGTCGTCTGGGTCGGAAGGTATTAACTTGCGCAATACCCGCTACGTGCATATAACAGAACCCTACTGGCACCCAGTTCGTATGGAGCAGGTTATCGGTCGTGCGCGTCGTATTTGCAGCCACAAGGATTTACCGATTGAGTTGCAATCTGTGGAAGTGTTCGTTTATTTGATGACATTTTCCAAAGCACAAATAGATGGCGATGATTCAACGGAACTCAAACGAAAGGATCTCAGCAAGCGGGCGCCCCATATCCCATTAACCAGCGATGAGGCCTTGTATGAAATTTCCACTATTAAGGAGGCAATTAACGACCAATTAACGATTGCCATTAAAGAAGCGGCCATTGATTGTGCCGTATACTCACGAGGTTCTAAAGAAGGATTGAACTGCGTCAGCTTCGGTGAACCGAATAACACGTCATATTCATACAACCCAAATATGGAGCTGGACCAGTCGGATATGGTTGCTGCGATTAACAAGGATAAAATTACTTGGACGGCGGTACCTGTTACTATTTATGGCATCAAATATGCGGCTCGTAAAGTGAAAGAAACGCTTTATAATATCTATGATTTAACAAGTTATCAAAAAGCAGTAGAAGTTGGTGGCGACCCCATCCTAATCGGCACCCTCGAAGTTAAACCAGACGGCAAAAAGATATTCAACACGTTGATTAACTAAGTTATTCGGTGTAATATTATTTTCATATTCTACTAATTATTTTATCCATTCTATATATAAACATAGAATGGACGTTCGTCAAACCATTACAGAAACCAATATTTTTACCATTTTTATATTTATTCTAATTATCTCTGGTAATTTTATGGCACTTGTGCCATGCAAACTGCAAGACGAGTTGAATAATAACATGTATGTAAAACATTTATTCGGTTTGTTCACAATGATATTTTTTGTTACGTTGGCTGCACCAGTTAAAGATAAAACAATTTCAGCAGTTACATTCAACTCGTTTTTATTATACTTGTTATTTATTTTGATTACAAAAGTTCATGTTAAATTATTTTATGTAATATCGGGTTTATTAGGTACCACATATATAGCCGTTTTACTTAAAGAAGCTGATCTTGATAAGATTAATGCTAACGCCTCTGCAACCGACGTTAAAAACAACGATACTATGGAACAATCTAACAAACAAGCTGAAAAGATTATCCTAACTAATCAGCTAAAGATTTATGATAATGTTATTTTCTATAGCTATATATTCATCTTGTTATTAACCATTATTGGCGTTTTGGCATATATGGGTGAAAAAAAAATAGAATACAAAAAGAACTTTAAATATGTTACATTCTTTTTAGGTAAAACTGTTTGCAAGCATAGTTCGTCTAATATAGATATGATTAAGGCTTTACGACATTCTATATAATTAGTACGTGAAAACTAATTGCTTAATTACCTTGTCGTGTCTCTAATCGTCTTTCTGGTTGTCTTTCTATTCGTCTTTCTGATTGTCTTCCTTGTCGAATCAATTCTTCCAATTGGTCGAATCGTTTATTAACATGATCATACAAGGCTTGGATATCCATCGCAGGCGCTCTCATGGGTATGGGTGTGGGCTCAAGTGTGTTTTTAAAATTGGCAAAAAGAGAACCATTCGATTGTGTCTGATTAGGTTCGATGGGTTCAATAGTGGTGTTATTACCCCAAGAAATCTGTTTTGAACTGGTTGAGGCAGCATCATTTAATTCTTCCGTTGGTATAGATATATTCAGGTCATTTTTTTCAATCTTGATGGTTTTCATAACGTTAGCCTTTTCAATGGCCTTTTCTTCCTTGATAGAAGTTGGTGCGGATTTTAACCAGTTTTCAGCGTCCGCCTTATTTGCCGACTTGTAAAATTTGTCTAATTCCAAATTACGTTCTGCAATCGTTCGTTGTATAATCATATTCATTTCTGTAAGTGGCACGTCCTTTGTATTGTCTGTAAATACAGGGGTTGTTGGCACGGGTACTGACATTGCACTTGTAAACTCTTGTTGTTTTTTATTGAGTTCTTCTTCAAAAAGACTGGTGCGATCGTTTTGTATCTCTTCTTGAGTTATTAAAATCTTTTTGGCAGGAGGAATAGTTCTAGTTACTTGAGCTGGAGGTTGTCTTAACAAATTTAACATGAGAGATATAAATTGTTTGTTCAATCCAATCAACGTTGTTTGTGGTTTTGATTTCTCTCGTTCATAAAATTCTGGAAGTGTCTTGACAAATGTTTCTTGAGTACGACGATCTTTCAAAATAGTATTTTCATCTATTAGGACTTCCCATAACATTTGTACATTGGTATCCGATAAGAATTCTTTAATTGACATTGTAATAAATATATAAACATTTTTATATACTTATTCTTAGGTTATTGATAGTTTTAGAATAATTTGTCCTGGTTAAAATAAACCTTGCGGAATTTTTCCATATATTTGTCTTTTAATATATGGGTTTTTAAATAGTGCGATGTTATCTTATCTTCAAGCATGTGAACTATGAAAAACAAGGAGTAAATACCGCACTCGGTGTTCCCATATTGATGCTCTACCGGGTGATTCTGGTCAAACGTAAAATTTATTCCGAGTGATTTCCCTTGTGTAATAATCGTATTTGCAAATTTCATTATTTGTGGAGGGATTTTATCTCCAGCGCTATCAAAATAAAAGATGGTGCGTTTTTTGATATTAATAAACATGCTTACCCAATGCGACCCACCCTTGTCATGTGGATCTAAATTGAAACTAACACCAATTTTGGTTTTGCCCTTATTAATTTGTTCTTGTAAATTAAACTCGCACAACTCTTGCCAAACGCACTCGCCGTACATTTGTTTTGTATCATAATCTATCGGACTTGGACCCATAAATTCAAAACATTTATATGCCTTCTCATATTGTTTCATTACTTTCAATATATCCGTACTAGATAACCATTCATTTGGTTTCCTTTTCCAAGAAGCTGGCGCAACTGGTGCAAATGACGAAGACAAGTCTTTGCTTGATTTGCCATCTACAAATTTTTGATTCAACCAACACGATTCCTTACTGCAAACATTTTGTAGATTCTATTGCAATAACGTCCATATAGTTTTTAAATCGTTGCTTTTAATCTGAGCGTCTGGGTGTCGCACATTCCACAAATTACGAAGCTTGTATAAGTCGTCTTCACTATAACAAGTAAAGTCCATCTTTTTGGGGTTCGGACTGCATTGCACCGGTTTAAACAACTTACCTGAATTGTTTCGTTGCATTCGCGTCGTTTTTTGTTTTTTTACGTTTTTTTGTGTTTTATTATTTATTTGCCTGTTCCTCCGTGTTTTTTGTTTTGGATTCTTCTTCATATTTATTGGTGATATTTTTCTTTTTGCGAATACCTTTATTTTTCAATGCAGGATCTCTTAAGTTAATGTCCTTTTGTTTTGGTAGAATTGGGTCTTCTTTCGGCGCGGTTGTGCTACGTTTTACGAATTTATCTAGCGTCGTAGGTTCTTTCACGTGAATCGAACGCATGAATAGTTGATCGATTTCCGCTTGTGTCTTAATATCTTCTGCGCTCATTTCAGTCGTCTCTGGCGTAAGTGTTGAATAATCCTCTTGAATGATATCATTTTTGTCTAAAGTCTTGAAATATTCAATACATGCTTTGCTATATATTTGAAATAGTCCCACTATGTTTGGGTCCTGAGTCATAGTGGGTGTGGTTGTAGGTGTTGTTGTTTTTTCAGCGGCCTCCTCTGGATAGAGCAGTTCTTTGGTTAGAGATAATATCCGCCTTCTATAAAATTTTTGATCCTTCTTATTTACCACACTTTTCTTTTTTGTCGCGACATATTTTTTGTAAGTATCCTTGTTCATAAGACATTCTAATGTTACTTGATTTACGTATTCCATTGACATACACTGATTATATTATATACTTCAATAAAAAATATCCATATATTACTCACATCTAGAATTATGTATATGAGTAAGTTCAGTTTGTATATCTAATTCATGTTCGTTTAATTGTGTCTTGGTTGACAAGTAACGAAGCACACGCTTAATTGCTTCTTTTGTCAAATCAAAACGTTTACTATTAAATGTATTATATATAAAATAATACTTAATAGCAGACAAGTCTGTTTTGGGTTCATGATAATTTGTTAAAATGGAATAATATTCACCATTATAAATCGTAAACAAGTCTGGATATCTGTCATAACAATATGTCATTAGCTGTTCGTCTGAGTGTCCTGTCATTTTACACAATTGTTCATTAAATATTTCCATCATAGCATTGTAAAATCTGTTTATATAGGTCGCTTCGGCAGTAAATACTGTAGCAGCCATTCCACAAGGACCGCCATCTTTAAAAAATGTTGTTATGTCTGCTAATTCTTCTTTGGACCGATAATGAATATAACATGCTCCAATTTTAGGATGGGGGTTATCTAGCATTGCCGGCGCACATTGTTCCACATTTTTTAATACATGATTACATCCTAAATCAACCCAAGCGTAATATTGCGTATTAAAAAAATTCCGTTGTTTGGCAAGTAGTAGTGCAATGCATTTAAACGTTGTAATGAGAAAATAAGATGTTGTATTTCGCTGACCTGGTATATTGTATTGGCCACAATTTTTACGATTATGTTCAATAATATCAAAATTATAAGCATAAAAATCATATTCAACTAGTGGTTTCACTATATATTCTGTCGGACATTGATGTGCTAATGGTTCCCTGATTGATTTAATATAACCGATAGTTTCGTTATCACAAAATACTACCATTGGATATTTTAAATTTAATGTAGGTAGTCCGTTCTTAAGATAAAAGTCCAAAGGTCTAGTTGAATTAGATGCGTCTTTTAGTCCTTTCAAATTATAAAACATAGTTACAATAGTCGTTTTCACCATAGTTTATTATATTTACAATCATTATATTTATTTAATAATTTTTCGGTAAATAGTTTTCGGTAAATAGATTCATATATTTATCGAATTGTACAAAATATATATTTATTTCTTGGGTATGGGAGAATCGCTCGCGTCCATGGTTTGAGTTCGCGTAGGATTATAAAATACTACTTGTTGTATTTGGGCTGGTAGTGGATTGCATTGGTCAAATTGTGGTTTATTAAACAAATCTGGAAATGGTTGCGTCATATTCGTTCCAGGCGTAAATCCATAATTGTATAAATCACTTTTACTAGTGGGAACATATACTGCCTGGTCGCAACTTTGAAGAGCATAAATTTGATTTTTCAATTCAGATTCTATATTTATATTCGTCGCGTATCCCGAATAAGGG